TAGCTTTCTGTTTTTCTCTCTCCGTAGAATTAACATCTCCCATAATTTTATCTAAATTATCCAAAGCGTCCTCATAATCCCATGTAGTCTCTGTAACAGATTGATTGAGGTTGTAGAGTTTAAAAAGTGAACCAATTAAATCATCTATAGAATCCGTTAAATCATCGGCTGCTTCTTCCTGGTCTTCCATCTCTTTTGTAGTATCACCAATAGCCCCTTCTGCTTTATCCTGTGCCTTTGTATGCCCTTCTACAGCTTTGGTAAAAAATTCTGTTTTTTTAGCAGCCTCATCTACGGCTTCACCAGCTCCCCTATGTTCTTTAGCCCAATCTTCTATATCAAACCTGCTCATTTTCAGTAAATCGGTAAATTCCAATGTGCCGTCTTTTAAACCCTTAATTGCTTCTACATTTAATTTAATTCCATGTAGAACCTCACTATGTGGATATATAACAGACCGCAGAATTGCCCCACCGTATTTATCCATTCCAGCGGTTAATCTATCAAGCCCTTCTGCCATCAGTATTGTTCCAGTTGCAATGGCTGTAAACGATGTAGCTGTACCGAGCAGTCCTTTATTTGCGGCGGTTAAACCTATAACTGCTTTAGTTACCTGTGGAATTACAACAGTAAGTTTACCAAATATCCATAAAGTAGGTCCCAGAGCAGCAGTAACAAGCCCTATATTTACGGCAAGTTTCTTCTGTCCTTCAGTTAAATTATCAAACCAATCAATTCCTTTTTTAACCTGGATAAGTAAATCCTCAAGGTTTGGTCGCAATATATCAAATATGGATATACCTACATTTATAAGCTCATTTTTAAGCTGTTCCACCTGTGCAGTAAAAGACTCCATTTGTTTAGCTGCAACGTTTTCGGTAAATCCAGTAGCACTTCTAAGGTCTTTTTCGTAACCCCTGATTGCGTCAGATGTACCGAGCAAGGTCATCATTGCCGATATAGACCTATCCTGAAAACCTAACATCATTAAGGTGGCTCGCTTTTCCTTATCGGACATACCATCTAAGGCAGTTTCCAAATCAAATATAACATCAGCCATGTTGCGCATATTGCCAGAAGTATCGTAGACATTTATGTTGAACTGCTCAAACACTTCACCATTCTTAATTGTTGCACTCTGCAAATCTCGCAGTACTATATTTAGGTAATTACCAGCTTCTGAACCTTTTACGCCCTGGTCAGCCCATGCAGCCAGAATGGCAACGCCTTCCTCAATATCTTTATTCAACATCTTTAAGGCTGCACCTGCTTTATTCGTTAAACTTTCAGAAAATTGTTCTACGGTTGCATTGGACAAGGTATTGGCTTTAACCAGCACATCAGAGACTCTAACCATATTTTCCATATTGGCTACAACATCATCTCTCATGGTAAGACCTAAAGCAGATTGTGCATCAGTCAAGAGGTCGGTAGCACGTGCCAAATCAAAATTACCAGCCTGTGCAAATCTTGCAACACGTGGTAATGCTTCAATAGATTGTGCTGCGTCAAGTCCAGCAGAAGCCAAGTAGAAGTATGCATCTGCCCCTTCTTTTGCAGAAAATGTCGTATAATCCACTATACTTTTAGCGGTCTGTTCCATTTGCCTACGTATCTGTGGACTGACATTATTCATAATAGCTAAGGATTTTGTCATGCCACTATCAAAGTCCATACCTGCTTTAGTGGCAGCAATTCCTACCGCCATTAAGGGCAGGGATACTCCCATAGTAAGGGTGCGCCCAAATGTCTGCATTTTTCTGCCAGCAAGGGCCACCCTGCTTTCCGCAAGCTGCATGCCTTGATTAAATCGAGTGGAGTCCAATCCAAGTTCCGACCAGATAGTTCCCATGTTACCAAACATTATTTGCCCTTCTTACCTAAATTTTGAAATTCCTTATTCTGCTCAAACAACTTTTCCCTGTAAGTTTTCTCTCCAGCCTTCCATTTCATATACATATAGAGACTGGCTTCGTTTACACAAAACGATACATAATCATCTTCTATTTTTAACATTTCCGACATTTTTTCCTTTGTCTGTCCCGCTACGGTTGAAATTCTCATAAAGCTCTTTGATTTTACGAAAGGGATATAACGCCATCACCCCTTTTTGGGTATAGTCAAATATACATACCAATTGCTCATCAGTTAGTATGTCGGCTACATCGCTGTATTTAGGTTCTATTAAGGCCACTTCGGCAACCTTGCGCATAATCTCGTTGTATTTGAGCAGATTGCCTTTCTGCAAGTCCCCCTCAAATAGCTGTTGAGCTTCAGCCAGAAGCCCGTTAGGAATTATATCCTTTGCGCACAGTTCCATAAGTGACGGTCTTTTTACCCTTGCTACAAATGGAGTTTTCTCGTCAAAATCAGGTAAATCTATTACCTCGCCATTCTTGGCACGAAGATTTGCTATATCACTATCTGTGATAATTTTATTTTCCAATTTTTTCTCCTATTTAGTTTTTATTTATTCTATTGCATCAACTTTTTCACGTGTCTCCGCAGACTTGATGTCTTCACTATCAGAGTCATTTCTTCTTGCCTCAATGGTGTAGCTTGGAGCACCAAAAGTCTTATCTGCGTTCTCGTCAGAGGCTAATCTACCCTTGCACATTGGGAAAGTCCATTTTATAAAACCGTCCTGTGGGGAGTTAGCATCGCTGGTCTTATAATTTGCAACCCATACTGTAAGTTCAAATGGGTATGCGTCTTCGGCTGAAGATTTAGGACTTTCCCATTTTCCACTTGCAGGTGTTGCTGTACCACCGCAAATTGTCTCATCTACTTCAGGAACTAATGCAGCCAATGTTAATGTCAAATCTACTCCCATAAATTTGTCATCTTCATTAATTACTGCAACAATCTCGTCTCCGCCTCTCTGTATTGCCTGCTCACCGTCTACATAGACATATGCCTTTCCAACTCTCTGCGGTTTGTCAATATCGTACTCTGTAGCCGATGGGTCTTCTGCTCCTGTAGCAAGTAAGCCTTTAATTCTTATCTGCCTTACTCCATATGCAATTTTATCTCCACTTGTGTCAGCCATTGTAATCTCCTTTTCTTTTGTTTTTGATATATAAAAAAAGCACCTCAAACGAAGTGCTTAATTATTGAAATATTTAGTTGTAAATTTAATTTATATTGCTATTTCTATTTTCCTCTTATTTTTATAATTATCAGTTTTACTATGACAATCGTCACAATATGTTATACCGTTACTTACTTCAAATCTTAATTCAGGATAACTCTTAAAAGATTTTATATGATGAGCGTGTAAATATACCCCTTTACCTTTACCACTTCTATCACCACATAATTGACAAGTATAATTATCCTTTTCAAAAACTGCTATTCGCCAGTTATCATATTTAGCGCTACCTCTTATTAATTTATTTATAGGTGTAATTCCACCCTTCCAACTATTACCTTTTTCTCCTGAATTAGCTAATCTTATTTTTTCTTTATGCTCTTCAGAAAGCTTTTTCCCTATATGAGATAAACTCATTTTTCTTTTAGATTCTTCTGAACGAATTTTACCAAGTTGATGATTATCCTTACCTTTATGAGCTTCACTTAATTTTTTTCTATATTCTTTAGAAAAGTGTTTACCATAATAATGATGATTCTTACCAGAATTTACTTCTCTTAGTTTTTTCCTTGTTTCCTCTGAAGGCTTATGTCCTTTTATAAATCTACCTTTTTTATCTCTTCCTATTTTAATCTCCTTACTAAGGTGGGGATGAGTGCATACCCCCTTATTATGCTACATATATTATACCATAATTCCAACTTTAAATCATGGACGAACGCCAGGGACGTCAAAATCACATCTTTTCATGAAGTTCCCGTTTTCCTCTTTATAATCCTGCAATGTTTTTACATACTCCGGTCTAAAGATAAGTCCGGTAGTAGATGTTATTGTAACCTTATTAAGTTTATTTCTAACCAGTATTGCTAAAGCATCTAAGCTTATAAAACTGTTGGGACTGCCATAAATGAATACTGAAAAGCTCATCATTGAACCAAGCATATTTTCAACCACAGGATCATCGTCCAATAGTTTAATGACCGCATAAGGGGTAACAGTATTGTCGGGGGCAGAATAACTTTGGAATACCCTGCTGCCAAATTCTGTTATTTCACATAATTCTATATATAATGCTGTTCTCATGCTAATTTTTCCCTTAACATTTTATGGTAATTCGTATGTTTTATACTATTTGCAAACAATATTAAATTCTCAATCCTATTATCATCAACAATTTCATTTATATGATGTATAACTTCCTCATGTGTTAAATATCTACCTAAAAACTTTTCCATAACTAAGCGATGTTCAAAGATATAACCACTCTTGCAAGCAAATGGATGTTCTGGAATTAAAATATAGATATAACCATCACCATTTTTTACCCGCCCATTTTTCCAATTCCAACTATTCTCACCTTTATGCGCCTTACCTATTTTTTCTCTATGCTCTGTTGAAACTTCATGCCCTTGTTGAAATAAATTCTTATTTCGTTTACCAGCTTCACTTAATTTTTTACGCACTTCTAAAGATTTGGAACCAAATTTTCTACCTAAATTAATTATATTCCCTTTTTGAAAACCTTGAAATCCTTTTGGCATTTTAACCCCCTCTATAGGTCGGGGAGTGATAGAGGCACTCCCCTAATTTAATAAATTCATTATAATTATTATACCACAATTCCCTATATATTACTCTCCATAATTCGTTTTACATTATTAAACCAATCATTTTTTATGGCATTAATTGTAGGCTCAAGTATTGAGTACCTGCCATTAAAACCCAGTTCCAGATGTACCCCGTAAGTGACTCTATGGCCATGTTCAATAACTTTATCTTTTGGTCGCCATTTGCCATATAAACCTTGCCTTGCATTACCAGTTCTATCAATCCAGCGAGCTTCAGCCTTAGATTTCGTTGCTGCCTCACCTGCTGTAATTCTACCCAATCCATCAATGCCAGCCATCTTCATTGCTTCCCATTTACGCATATTTCGTATAATATTTTTTACTCCGTTATCTTTCATTTAACTTACTTTCTGTAATTTACCATGATACTTCTTATGTTCGCCATTATTTGCAAACAATATTAAATTCTCAATCCTATTATCATCAACAATTTCATTTATATGATGTATAACTTCCTCATGTGTTAAATATCTATTTAAAAATTTCCCCATTATAAGTCTACTTTCTAAAATATAACCTTCGCTATTACAAAATGGGTGTTTAGGTTCTAATACCCATATATAATCTCTACTTATTTTTTTGCCACCCTTCCAACGTGGGCTTTTTTCTCTTAAATTTTTTCCTTTTTTAGAATTACTTATATTTTTTCTACATTCTTCTGAAAACTTCTTTCCTTTATTTGATAATCCTATTTTTCTTTTATGTTTCTCTGATAATATTCTACCTTTAAGGCTTTCACTAATTTTCCTTATGGTTTCTTTTGAATGTTTCCTTCCTGTATGTCCACCAATTCTACCTATTAAAGCTAAACTAATTTTTTTCTTACATTCATCTGATAATTTTTTACCATAATTATGATTCTTCTTATCTAATTGAGCTAATCCTATCTTTTTCTTATGCTCTTTAGTAAGCTTTCTTCCTTTAAGAGTTTCACTTATTTTTTGTTTATGCTTTTCTGAAAGTTTGTATCCTTTATATGGCATTTTGTACCTCCTCGTACAAGGTGGGGGTTAGTACGAGTAACCCCCGTATTTAATAAATTTGCTATAACTATTATACTATATTTCAATGATTTCTGCCTCTTTAAATACTACAGAACCCTTAGTAAATATATCTTTCACATCATGTATTTTGTAATTTTTACTGTTATGTGTAAAGGTATCTTTGTTAGTTGCACTTTCAGCTTTTACATCAGCATTATATTTACATAACATTTTTACTACTCTCTCACTATGCCATCCACCATCTGTAACACTAAGTGTCCTTGACCGTTTGTTATAAATTCGTACGTCCTGTGAATCCAAATCTTCTGTAGAAGTACTGTAGCCCCCAGCTCCATCACTGATTTTAGTTGTTCTGGTAATTACAATAGACGCTTTATTTTGGTTAATTAAATTAGCTTGTTGGTTTCTTGTACTTGTTATTAATGACATTATTTCTCCAATAAAAAAGAGCCTCAATGTTGAGACTCTTTAATTAATTAAATTTTTATTTTTATTTAAACACAATTCGATGTATCTTGTAACCATTCTTTGGTTACTTCTATTGTTCTACGTTTTATTTCTTTTCTTCCCTTACAACTACTAAACTTTTCATTTATTTTCAATAATTCATAATTTAATATTTTCCTTAAATCTCTTCGATTTATTTGTCTTATTATATCTCTACGGATTGGAATAATTGAACCATAGGTATCTTTAAACTTTTTATATTTAATCTTTACAACATAACTTTTATCTGCAAATAACTCATAACGATTGTGTGATAATATAACATCAAAATCAAATTTGGGATTTACCTTATTAACCTCTTCCTTAATAAGTTTTCTTGGTAGATATTTCATATCTTAATTATAACATATTAATCAATATTATTAATGACATTTATTCTCTTTCTATGGAAGTAGAATCTGATGGTCTTAATTCCCAATACTTCTGTATGCAATATTCCTTATTATATTTGTCGGCAGGTATTTCTTCGTCTCCAAGTTTTACCTTACCACTAAAAGTAGCCTTCGCCGCCCTTACCAGCCAGATGTCACTTGCGGTTTTGTATAGATCATAATAATTAGCCTTTATGTAAACTGCCAGATTAGTCGGTTCGGCAGCGAAAGTGTATATTCCGTTTATATCGTCTGATTCGTAGTCTTCGGTATCTATCGGAGTATCTTCAGCAGAATCCAAAATTACATTATCCAAGTATTTATACACAGATAGCCAAACCAAATAATCATCATTTTCATAAGTTAATGGATAATCATCTAAGTAACTCCTATACTTATTCAGATATTTTGTAATCTCATCATCTGTAAAATCCTCTGAATCCTCATCTTCTATTAGTATTCTTACTTCATCAATTAGCTGGGACATGGACTTTAGCCTCCCTCGCCATTAAAATTTTATAATATTCTTTTTTACTCTTTTTCCTATCAGAACTCCGCAAATCATTTCTATGCAGTAGCTCAAATTCTGTTACCTTCTGACTGGTATATCCTTCTCCTACCCTGTCTAAATTTGCAAATACTTTACCTTTACTATCTAAAATCATCTTGTGCGTTCCCCAGTAATGCAATCCTGCCCTGTATCTGAAAAACCTATTAGTGCGCCTGTGCCTTCGTCTATCGCCCTGCTCGCCTACCTGTATTATACCAGTATCTGCGTTCAATTGGGGAATTTCACCAACCAGTATTTCGTCTGTGTCCAGGTTCAAACAAATATCACCGTCTTTTAAATAATTCAGGTAAGCGTTCCTTTTTTCTACTTCATCAAATCCACCGATTAAAGTAACTGATACCTTGTCTTTTAAATATTCCAAAGTACCATCTGTAGAAAAATGACTATCTCCAGGGAAGTCTTTAAATTTACCATCTATTGCAATAATTTTATCTACTTTACCAATTATAGATTCCACACATTCTTTTATAAGCGGCCAGTCGTTATAAGTTATTATTGTGGCTATTCGCATATTTTTATATTGATTATCTTTTTAAATATTAGCGAAATATTGCAATTAACTCGATTTGTAGTTAAAATCTTTTCTCCTTCTTCCTCTGAAATATCCTCCCAAAGATTATTTATGCAAGCCTTAATTTGCTGTTTAAATATATACAAACCATCAACGTTGCTTAATTGTCTAATTAAATCTCGGTTATAAAACTTAATCCATTTTAATAATCCACTTTCACAATATCCAAAAGGTAAGGTAAGAATTATAATACCATCATCTTTAATTACCCTTGCCATCTCTTTCATAGCTGTAAAAGGGGCTTCTGGGTCATAAACAGTATCGCTATGATAAGGAGTCTCTACCAATCCATAGTGTTCTAAAGCACTAATACAGGTGATTACATCAAATGACTTATCCTCAAATGGAATATCCCTGGCATCTGCTTTTATAAATTTACTATATGGAACAATGTAATCATTAACATCTATACCGTGAGCATCAAATCCCAATTTGTCCATCTCTAATAAAAATGAACTATCGCTACAACCCACATCTAATAATTTAGCTGGAGGAGATGGCAGGTTATCAAGCACAAACGGTATTTCAACATCTCTTTCACTGACTTCCCAACCTTCGGCCATTCTATTTTTTATCTCTTGTTTTTTTTCCTCTTGAATCAAACTCGTTTCACCAACCCTCCAGATGTTCTTTTATTACTCCTTCGGGCAGTTCGTTTTCCACATTCCATGAGTCTGGTAATTTCCTTAATGCTTCAAAATAATAATGCTTTTTTGTCTCATTTAACTCTCTATTACCCTTAAACGCATGGTGGTGTATGGCTATATTATCATCAGTTATTACCTTAAATCCATTACCTATAATCGATGGTTCAAAACCTTCATGTACTCTACCAATACAGCATAATCCTTCTATATTTCTGAAAACTTGCACATGATAATCAGGATACCATTGTTTTATATAATTTTCCTCGTCCTCTGACCAGTCCGGGTAGTGATGTTTTCGTGGTAACTTTATCGCACCGACATCATCCGGCATTGCCTTAATTTCTGCTACCAAGTTTGGACATTGTATCTTTGATATCTTTTCATCATCGTCCAGCCAGATTATCCAATCCCCCGTGGCTCGTTTTACGCTTTCAGTTTTAGCCCAGCCAAAATTATGACGCCATTTTAAATATTCCCATCTTACCCCTAAAGCGTCCAGAAGTTGTACGGTATTGTCAGTTGTCCTATCGTCTACTAAAACACATATCTCATCTACATAAGGTTTGAAATTTCCCAATGTCTGGGGAATATAATCTTGTGAATTATAAGCTAACGAGCATAGAGATATTTTATCTTCTTTCATCTCAATGCCTTTCTTATTGAATTTAATGCAATATTTAAAGCATCTTCTAAATTCCACATTTGCTGAAGAATATTGTAATATTGAACATTGTAATATTTATTCCTATCTTCATTATTTTCACTGCTATCATGATGTCGCATGACTTCCAAATAACCAACTTTTTTTCCGCAAACTATTAAAGATGAATCAACCGTCTCATCGATTTTCCCTGTATAAAAAGTATAGGGGTCATCCTTAAATAAAACTATTCCCCCTATTGGTGGTTCATCAACTATTCTTATATCTTCTAAATCAAACCAGCCCTTATTATGATACATAGTTCTTGTCCTATAAGCATCAAAATCATCTATTTCAATGGCTTCTCTAATTGTTTTCATATCTGAATTACTGACCCAATAATCAGGGCTTAAAAAGAATACCCAATCGGGGTGGCATGCAATACTGCAACACCTTAAAGCAAAATTTTTAGCTCTTTTAAAATCATGCTCCCACAAATAAGTAAATATTTTAACGCCATTTTCTTTTGCTATCTCTACTGTCTTGTCTGTGCTACCAGTATCTACCAGTATAATTTCATCAACATATTCCCTGTGGTTATCAATCCAAAACTTAATATGCTTTTCTTCATTGTAACTAATAGCCAGAAGACATAATTTTTTCATTAAAGCATAACCTCTAATTCTTTTAATCTCTTGAACCACTTATTTGCAGCGTGTTTCCATTGAAATTTATTAACCATATCTTTTCTGGCCTGCTTACCCTTTTTATCAGCCAATTCCTTATCACTATAAACTTGTCTCATTAGTTGCTGCAAGTGTGTCATTGAAGGAATAGAAAAATTCCCCCCGATATATTGAGGGCATATCCAGTTGCATTTTGGTTCAGGCCTATACTGTTCAACGTCAATCAAAAAACTATTTTTATCATTCATAAAATCCACCTGGCTCGTAGCTCTTGTACCGATAGTCGGGAGTTCCATACTCATTGCCTCTGTATAATTTAATCCCCAGCCTTCACCTAAACTTGGGAGTACGAAACAATCAGCACTCTTGTATAATCTCGGAAACATATCTTCAGTACCTTCAGGATAAATGTTAAAATCAATCCTAATTTTAGGAGCATCTGCCTTACCAACTTTAGAAGTTATCTGTTTTAATTCATCTCTTGCTACACTCTCACGGTAATAAGCTCCTTTTAGATATAAGAGAACATTCTCTTTATCGCTAAATTCTCGCAAGTAAGCCTCTATTAAAATATCTACTCCTTTTCTTGCACTCCAGCCCATAATAGATAGGAAAACAAACTTATTGCCTAATTCAGCATTAAAAGGTAAAACTTTCTCTGGGTTAAACCTGTCAGTATCAACTCCTAAGGGCATGGCAAATATAGGTTTGGTGTATCCTGCTTCAGTAAAACTGGCAAGGTTAAATGTTGAAGGAACCCATAATTCATCTACATTTGCCATCAAGGAACGGATAAAGATTTTCGGCGTATCTTGAGTCTCAAACATAACATAGCCTATCCTATAATTACCGCCCCTATTGATAACTCCAAGGGGGGATGTCATTATGATATTTACAGTTTTGTAATTGTTATCATAAACAAAGTTTTTCAATGAGCTTATGATCCTGCCCTTTTGGGTTCTTAGAATACCTGTGTTGCTTGCGTCATGAGGCATTACTATGATATTACAGCCTTTGTTATACAGAGAATATGTTATATTCCTCATGGCTTCACCAAAACCATGATAGCCAAACATCAGCCCTTCACAAACCACGTTTAACTTTAATTTACCTCGATTAATTCTTTTAGGGGTATCTTTAAGTTCCCAAAGGAAAGGATAATGTGCAACACCTTTATCTATCCACCTTAACGCTATCCTATCAGGTATTTCAACTGTTTCGCCCCTTTTGTATTTATTTGGATGCAGGTTTTTATCTTTGTTTAAAATTACTTTAATCATTCCACTTCACAAATTTGCTTTTTTTCTTCCTTTT